CTGTTTTGAAGATGAAGAGCGCATTTGACGATATGAGCACTTCAAACGCAAAACTATTATATACGAATCGTATTTTGAGTAGCCCCTCCTTGAATGAGCGACAAAAAGAAAATATTGTTGAAGCTATATCCAAAGCCGGTTCGGTTGATGAAGCGAAGGTTATCTATGATACACTTCAGAGCACTGGGGGCACTGCCCGACGAAAGCAAATGCCAAAATCCCTAAGCGAAGCTATCCAAAAATCTTCAACTACTGTTCTGCCTAGGCGTCAGCCCAAGCGAACAACCGATACTGCTATTGACAGATTGCAAATTCTTGCAGGTATTAAACATAACAAATAATAATAAGGAGGTGATACTTTTATGTCTGTATTAAATAAATTAACTGAAGGTATCGTTAACCGTGACCTTAAGAAGGAAGGCGCTGCGCTTCTCTCCAAGTGGGAGAAGACTGGTCTTCTAGAAGGTCTCAACGACGATAACTCAAAAAATGGCATGGCTCGTCTACTAGAGAACCAAGCCAAGGAGCTTCTACGTGAGGCTGCTTCCACCATGGCGGGTGGAGACGTTCAGGGCTTTGCCGCTGTAGCGTTCCCCATCGTTCGCCGTGTATTCGGTGGACTCATTGCTAACGACCTCGTGTCCGTTCAGCCCATGAGCCTACCCTCCGGTCTAATCTTCTTCCTAGACTTCACCACAGCTACTGACCGTCTCGGTTACGACGCTGGTGAGTCAGTCTACGGTGGTGGTGTGGTCGGTAGCCAGATCACTGGCGGAATTGACCTAGGTACCCTTGGTACTAGTGATAACGCCGAAGCGGGACCGTATGCCCTAAACAACGGTTACTCTTCACCGACTGGTTCCACCAATGCTCTGTACCAAGCCGGTTCAGTTGCTTCTGAGCACTTGTCTGGTATTTATGGTTCTAGCGTGGCTCTTGACAAGCTTTGCCGCTTTGATGCTGATTTCGTGTCCGGGTCTACTGCTGTTTCCGTTATCAAGCTCACTAACTTTAAGAGCATATTGAGTGGTGTTAACGTTGATGACTTTATCGCCGTGCAGGTGTCCTCTTCCGCTGGCTATGCAGCCGGTGGAAACAACATCTTCTCCGGTTCCAGTACCGCTGGTAACCACGCGATTGGCGCCCGTCTTGTTCGTCGTCTCACTGGATACAGTGGTTCAGCACAGAACGATCTACTCTTGGTCTTCACGGGTACCGGTTCTAACGGTGGCTGTCACTCCGCTGCTAACATGGGTGACGCTATTGTCAAGTCTTTCGGCAACGTTAAGCTGCAAGACTTCAACAACTTGGTTTGGCCCCGCGTGGACCACTTCGGTGCTGCTCCTGACTCGGTCGGCGCTGTCGTTGGTGGAACTGCTTGGGCGTTGGAGAACACGGCTGCTATCCCCGAGATTAACATCAAGGTGGACAGTGTCGCGGTCACAGCGGTCACCAAGAAGCTCAAGGCTAAGTGGACACCGGAGTTGGGTCAAGACCTCAACGCCTACCACAACCTTGATGCCGAGGTTGAGCTTACGAGCATTCTCTCAGAGCAGGTTGCCCTAGAGATTGACCAAGAGATCCTCAACGATCTCATCCAAGGTGCTACCGCTGGTACGCTTTACTGGTCACGCTCACCGGGTCTCTTCCTAGACATTGAGACCGGACTGGAGATCGGAGCTAGCTCTGCTGCCCCTGACTTCACCGGTACTGTCTCCGAGTGGTACGAGACTTGCCTAGAGCGAGTCAATGACGTGTCTGCTCGTATTCACCGCAAGACTCTACGTGGTGGCGCTAACTTCATCGTCTGCGGACCTGAAGTTGCCAACATCCTTGAGTTCACTGCTGGCTTCCGCGCCTCCGTCACTGTTGACGGCGACCGTGGCACCGCAGGTGCTGTGAAGACTGGACAGCTTTCCAAGAAGTTGGATGTCTACGTTGACCCGTACTTCCCCCGTAACGTGATCCTCGTTGGTCGCCGCGGTGGAAGCTTCCTAGAGAGCGGATTTGTTTACGCTCCTTACGTCCCGCTACAAGTCACTCCGACCATCTTTGGTCCCGAGGACTTCGTGCCGCGTAAGGGTGTCATGACCCGTTACGCGAAGAAGATGGTCCGTCCTGACATGTACGGTCTCGTCATCGTGCGTGGACTCCTCGGTGAGGCTGGCGCAACCAGCTAATCGCTGATTAGTTAAAAAATAGTCAAACCCTCGGTTCTTTTCGGAGAGCCGAGGGTTTTGTCTTTGGGGGAGCTACTTATGAGTACCTAGTTACTGGATGGGCAGCGACCCATCCCCACCTCACCAAAGTGGGGTGTGGACATGATTATAAATGGCGGAAAGCCAAGGGAGGGTTTTTAACTATGGGAAATAAAAGAGTAGGTCTTGCGAGGACGCAAGCATTAATTGAGAATTTGAAGAGAAGCTTGGATCTTAACGGAGCCACGCTTACAGACGTTATCATCAACACATCGCAGAATGTTACAGTTACTGGCGGAACTAAGCTTCAGGGAAGCTTCGCAGCGTCCAGCTTCATGCGCCAGCCGGCTACATCAAACGGAGCGCCCACGGCAATTGCAGCGGGCGAGTTGGCAGTCAACACGTTCTTTACGAACGCTGAGACAGCCGCTAAGGCGTATACGCTTCCGAAGTGCGTAGATGGTTCCATTGGCGACCACATTACGGTGCTTTACATAGATGCCATCGCTGATGGCAATCTTCACTCATACACGCTACACAGTGGCGATGACAACTTTACGCTTGGCTCTTCAATCGTCCGCGTCGGAGGCGCGAACGCTTCTTTCGCAGACGTCTCCACGACTAACGACGATATCGTTAAGATTACGGGCAAGACCAACGGCGACGGCGGCAAGGGCACAATCGTCAGGTTTGTGAACATGACCGGCGCCCAAAATGGCTGGGCTGTAGAGGCAGTCGTTTTGAACCAGGGTAACGGATCCGTTGCAACAAATACGACCGTATTCGCCGCTGGATAATATTAATAATTAACTGTTATTAATATAACAATCTTAAAGCCCCCCTTCCATCCGGTTGGGGGGTTTTTTGTTAGAAACTAATTTAACCTTGGCTATATTGTGATATAATGAACCCAATACTTTAAAATTAAACATGAGGAGATAATATGGAAAACCAAATACCCCCCTTGGCTCATAGGCTGCAAATGCAGGTCAGGATTGAAAAGCTAGAGTCCTATGTTGCAGAACTCGCATTTGTGCAGCAGCAGATGTTAGAAAGCATTACGGAGTTAGCTGGGATTGTCAATGATCACCTTGAGGAATTGACAGAAGCCGAGTAGTCTCGTTGCCCCTTGTGGAAGGGGATTTTCTTTTACAAACAACTATTTACTATATTACGGAGGACCCAATGGGTAAAAAGAGAAGGTATAGAAAGTTTCCACAGAAGTTTGGCAGAAAGTACGCTCTAAAGTATGGGCTTGATAAAAGCACTGAAGTGACAACAGAGGCATTCAGCACCACGTCAGAGCCAGTGATTATGACTGCTCCTGAGCCAGTTGTGGAAGAGCCTGTTGTTGTGGTTGCACCGGAGCCAGCCACGATTACAGCTACTGCCGATCCTATCGTAGAGGTTGTAGCAGCAGCGCCAAAGAAGAGAGCTGTCCCCAAGAAGAAGGCACACGCAGCCACCAAAATGAAGGCTGAGCCAAAGAGTGCCACCACAACTACTGGTAAGACAACGAGAAAAAGAACCACACGGGCAAAAACAACAACCTAGTCGTGCTTTCTAGTTCTCTCAACTAATTATCTAGAGGAGAATTCTAAGCATGGTTGCACCACCCGTTCTAACACCTAAAAGTCAGGTAAGCGCTGTAAGGCTTCCTCCCACAGGATCTGCGGGGACTGTAGCCGCGGTGCTGCCCTTGGGTATGTACACCAGCTCCGTGGACTTCCTATCGGGCGCTGCAGCCCAGGTTGCCTACACTTATAAGAAGCTAGGAGGAGATGTCCTTGACATTGAGCTAAGCTCGTCTAACGTGTATGCAAACTATGAGGAAGCATGCCTGGAGTATTCCTATCTTGTCAACACACACCAGGCAAAAAATGTTCTATCTAGTATTCTCGGAAACGCCACCGGAACTTTTGATCACAGAGGCGAGCTTAAATCAGGCTCCCTCTCCTCTAGCCTAGGGGGCGTCGGTATTGAACTTAAATACCCCGAGGTGAGATTTGAATATGCACGACGAGTTGGCAATGCGATGGCGTTTGACGCTGGGGTGGGAGGGACCATCCGTGAATATTCCGCTTCCATTAGTCTTCAGGATAACGTGCAGGACTATGATCTCCAGGCAATTGTATCCTCTTCGGCTGCGGGCGGCGGCGTAGATTACGCTTCTATAGATCGCACAAAGAGGATTATCGTCAAGCGCGTTTATTATAAGACTCCACGCTCTATGTGGAGGTTCTATGGCTATTATGGAGGATTGAACGTCGTAGGAAACCTGGCGACTTATGGGCAATATGCCGATGATTCTACATTTGAATTGGTTCCGGTTTGGCAAAACAAGTTGCAAGCAATGAACTTTGAAGATATGATTTATACGCGCACGTCACACTTCTCTTATGAAATTCTTGACAATAGATTAAGGATCTTCCCCACACCAACTTTCGGGGACATAACAAAGATGTGGTTCACATTCTCAGTTGTAGACAATGCTTGGACAGAAGACGCAAATATGAAGGACGGCGTGGATGGCATAAACAACCTTAACACGATACCCTTCACTAATATACCTTATAAGAATATTAACTCAGTGGGCAAGCAATGGATTCGTCGGTTTGCGTTAGCATTGTCAAAAGAGACATTAGGGCAAATTCGTGGAAAATTTGGTACTATTCCGATCCCCGGCGAGAACTTAACCCTTAATGCCACCGAGCTTTTGTCCCAAGCCAAGGACGAACAGAGCACATTGCGAGAAGAACTGAAGACCATTCTGGACGAGATGGCTTATTCTGCACTAGCAGAAAAGGATGCTGGAATAGCTGAGAACATTAATAAACTCAAGCAGCAGGTCCCAATGGCAATTTTCCAGGGTTAGGGGTACTAAATGGCAGATAACAAGTGGAAACAACCGGAGCAGCCACCCTCACCTCTCTTCATTGGTGAGAAGGAGCGCGACCTCATTAAGCAAGTTAACGACGAGCTTATTGAACGTGTCGTGGGGCAACAGATTTTATATTATGCCATTGACCAGAATACCACAAATTATCACTCTCTTTATGGCGAGGCTATAGAAAAAACATTTCTTCCCCCTCTTCGTGTGTATGCGCTCGTAGAGTGGAATCAGTATGGAACTGAGATTACTACACCGATGGGTGTTGACCAAAATTTGGAAATCACCATTCATTTTCACAAACGTCGCTTAACAGAAGACCAGAATCTATTTGTTCGTACTGGGGACTTTGTTTCCTATGGTGGGGCGTATTATGAGATTGTAAGCTGGGCAGAGCCCAGAAAGATCTACGGACAAGTGGATCATAGCATTGAAGTATCAGCTAAGTGCATTAAGGCACGTCCGGGAGTATTTGATGGGAGCTAGAGACGCAACAGTGGTCGGAGGTCCAGTAGACAGAGAGTATGAAATCATGCCCTCTACTTTGGAAACCATTGATCAAGCTTTCTATAACTGGCTAGACGAGAAGTTGGATATCTTTGCCACCACCAACAGAGGTTGGAATAAGGTGCCTCTCATCTGGGTCTCAGCAGAAAGAGCCTTTCAGGTGAAAGAGGACAAAGATTTGCGCGATAAATTTGGAGTTCTTAAACTTCCCCTTATAACGATAGAAAGGTCCTCTATTGTAAAGGATCCTACTCAAAAGGGAATTTACCAGGCACATATCCCTCCTCAGAATGACGCCAAGGGGGGTGCGGTTACCGTATCTAAGAGAATTAACCAGACAAAGACGGGAGATTTTGCGAATGCGGACGCTTTTAAGACAAAGCCCAACTTTGCTGTCGGAGGACCCTTGGTTGGGCAAATAAACTTTCCGTATAAAAATAAGAAGATAGTTTATGAAACACTTACGATGCCCGTGCCCACCTATGTCAACGTTTCCTATTCAGTAACACTACGCGGAGAATACTTCCAGCAGATAAATGAAATGCTTACTCCATTCCTAGTAAGGACTGGGCAGATCAATAACTTCTTCATCAATGCTGATGGGCATAAGTTTGAAGGGTTCCTTCCCAAGGATTTCGCACAAAACAACAATGTAGGAAATATGGGTGATGCCGAGCGTACCTTTGAGACAAAGATAGATATTCGTATACTGGGATACCTCATCGGCGCTGGCAAAAATGAAGAGCGCCCCAAGATGACAATTCGTGAAAATGCAGTGGACATTAAGCTCCCCCGAGAGCATGTAATTTTTGGGGATATTCCCACAACCGTATCGGGCGCCTTTTATCGTCCCTAAATCGGACTTTGCACTTTCATTCTACTATTTACTACGAGAAGTCTTAGGTAATAAAACTGTGGTGCCTGAAGCAGCTTAGCAAGGAGATATATAATAATGGCTAGTGGAGTTAGAAAATTTAAGTTCATTTCACCTGGCGTGTTCACGAGAGAAATTGATCAGTCCCAAATACCAGCGGATCCCCGCGTTTTGGGACCCACCATCTTCGGTCGTACTCGCAAAGGTCCTGGCTTGCGCCCTGTTAGGGTTGCTTCATACGAAGAGTTTGTCAATGTTTTTGGAACGCCCGACCCCGGCGCAGAGGGCGGTGACAACTGGCGCGACGGTAACTTTGATGGCGCCACTTACGGCGCCTATGCTGCAAAGGCATGGCTCGCATCTGGCGAAGCCCCTGCTACCATCGTTCGTCTCCTCGGCGCGCAGCACGCTAATGCAGAAACCGCTGGTGAAGCTGGCTGGGTCGCCAGTGCCGGCGGAGCTACTTCACTCCCAACCACCAACGGTGGTGCTTATGGACTCTTCCTGATTAACTCTGGAACTGTTGCTGAGTATCAAGCTGGAGTTACCGGCTCCCTGGCTGCCGTGTGGTACTTGCGCAAGGGAACCTCTATTGCCCTAAGTGGCAACATTCGTAGCACCACTGGCGACCTTTCCGCATCAGTAGGAACCCTCTACGAATCCCAGGGGACGAATAGCAAGTTCACCGCTGTTGTTCTAACAGGCAGCGCAACGAATGTCGCTGAAAAGATTTGTTTTGATTTTAATTCCAATAGCGAGCAGTATATTCGTAAAGTGTTCAACACGAACGCCTCACAGACTAACAGCACCATTGTTGATTCTAGCTCTCCTGCGTACTACCAATACTGGCTCGGCGAAACCTACGACCAGATGGTTACGCGCCAGATTACCACTGATAACACATTGGGACTTATCCTCCCCCTAGCTAGTGGAAGTGCTGCCGTGGCAGCCTGGGACGATCGTCGTCAGAACTTCCAGAACGCCGAGACCCCCTACTTTAAATCACAAGACTTGGGCGTTAGCGGAAGCTACGACCTTACCAATGTGGCTCGCCTCTTCAAGCTCGTAGCTCTAGAACACGGCGAGTGGGTCCAAAGAAACCTCAAAGTCTCAATTGAGGAGATTCTTGCTCCCACCTATCCTGATATTAATCCCTATGGAACCTTCTCTGTTGTTCTGAGAAGCGCTTCCGATACCGACAACGCTCCCCAGGTTGTGGAGCGCTATGATAACTGTAGTTTGAACCCTAACGATCCGGACTACATCGCCCGAAAGATTGGTAACAAATATGTGCAGTGGAGTGATACCGAGCGCCGTCTGAGGGAGTACGAGGATTATCCCAACAACTCTGCTTTTGTCCGCGTGGTAGTGGATGACAACGTTGCCAATGGCGGTACAGACCCCGCTTGTATCCCCTTCGGATACTTTGGACCACCCCGCGCTAATGGCTTCGCCATCGCTTCCGGTTCTGGGGGACCTGCTCTCTCCCGCATCCTGCCCAACATTCCCCTAGGGGCACCCGACCCTGCCGACAAGGCGCAGACCCTTGCTTATGGTGGTCAGACAATGGCTCCTGCGGGAACCACGGGCGATGCCGACACTTACACTATTCGTACTACGGGACCAAGCAGCCCAATGCTTGACTTCTCAGGCTCCTTCTTGTTCCCAGCCATTCGTCTGCGTCTCAGCGCTAGTGACGGAGGAACGTCGCCCACGAATGCATACTTCGGTATTCAGACCACCAAAACGGCGGATAGCATTGAATTTGATCCAAGCTATGTTGATATGGTGCGCAATATGTGCGCTCCTCTTAGCTCGCAGACATTTGCCGCCGGTACTCAGACAGCAGATTCTTTTGCCTTCTCTATGGACGACCTCATCATCACGGGATCAGCGGAGAATTGCTATTATCTTTCTGGGTCTCGTAAGAGTGGCGCCTCCTATACGGCTAAGAATAGCGCCCGTGCGCTTCTAGAGAAGGGCTTTGACAAGTTCACCGCCCCAATCTTCGGAGGCTTTGACGGACTTGACATTACAGAGAAGGAGCCGTTCAACAATACCTTCTTGAGCACAGCTGGATCTACTGAGCTTAACAACTACGGTATCAACACGATGCGTAGAGCGATTGACACCGTTGCTGATCCAGAGTTTGTTGAGACAAACCTCATGTCAATCCCGGGTGTGTGGACAACAGCTGTAACTGATAAGCTTATCACGACTTGTGAGAATCGTGCAGATGCTCTAGCAGTTGTGGACATTCAGTACGCCTACACGCCTGCAGGCACGGAGGGCAAAGAGACAGCCGTCCAGCGCCGACCCGATGTTACGCAGGCTATCACTACCTTGCGTCAGCGTTCGTTGAACTCCAGTTACGCTTGTACCTTCTTCCCTTGGGTTACGATACGAGATTCTGAGGTCAACCGCCTGGTTGATGTGCCACCCTCAGTGGCGGCTCTCGGAACCTTCGGAAGCTCACAGGCTAGAAGCGAGCTATGGTTCGCTCCCGCAGGATTCGTCCGAGGCGGGCTATCCAACGGTGGTGCCGGTATTCCGGTCACTGGTGTGAAGATGCGCTTGACCTCCAAGGACCGCGACAACCTCTACGCGGTGAACATTAACCCGATTGCTACCTTCCCTAACGAAGGCATCGTAATCTTCGGACAGAAGACGCTACAAGTCACGCGCTCCGCGCTAGACCGCATTAACGTCCGACGCCTAATGATTTTCATCAAGAAGGAGATCTCCACAATTGCCAACGGCATTCTGTTTGATCCCAATGTCCAGACAACCTGGGACCGCTTCACGTCTGCCGTGAACCCCTTCTTGGCTGATGTTAAGGCACGCTTTGGTCTCACCGACTTCCGCGTCATCCTTGACAGCACTACAACCACAGATGATCTGATTGATAGAAATATTCTATACGCGAAGATCTACCTCAAGCCAGCTCGTGCCATTGAGTTTATTGCACTAGACTTTATTGTTACAAGGACTGGCGCTTCATTTGATGACTAAGAAAAAAAATAGTTAATACTATTTAAATTGTAAGGAGAAAATAAAAGATGCCATTCTGGAGTTCTGGGAAAGTTGAGCCTAAGCGGGGATATAGATTTTTGGTTACAATAGCCGGAATGGAGCAGGGTGCGACGTGGTACGCTAAGAGTGCCCAGAAGCCCGCACCATCAATAGGCGAAGCATCACATGCTTTTCTTAACCACACCTTTTATTATCCTGGGAAGGTGACCTGGAATGAGGTCCAAGTCGTCCTCGTGGATCCGGTCAATCCAGACGCTACTGGAAATCTTTTATCCATCCTTCGCAGAAGTGGATATGACGTCCCCGGTAACTTGAACGAGCCGGATGCCACAACCACCCTCGGTAAGGGAAACTCTGCCGCACAGTTGGGCAGTGTCATCATCAGGGCTATTGACGAAGACGGTAACTTCCTTGAGGAGTGGGTCCTTAACAACCCTTGGATTAAGACTATCGCTTTCAGCGACTATAGCTATGACTCAGAAGACCTTTCTGACATCACTATCTCCTTCCGATATGACTGGGCTTCCTTCACCATCCCCGAGATCCCCGGAAGAGATCCCGGCGAATTAGTGGACAGGCGCCTATTTCAGCCTTAACAAATAGACTTCAGTAGGGTATAATAATCGCATACAAGAGGTGGTAATTGCCAAGGAATAATCAGAAGCGTACCGGGAGCGCGCCTAAAAAAGCTAAGGTGGAAACAACACCTGCTCCCATTAAGTCCGTATTGGACTTTGTGTCCCCAACAGAATTTGTTGATCTTCCCAGTCAGGGTCGCTTCTATGCAGCGGATCATCCGTTGCATGGACAAGACACAGTTGAGATTCGGTTTATGACCGCGAAGGATGAAGACATCCTCACGAGCCAGACGCTCTTGCGTAAGGGCATCGCCTTGGAGAAGCTTCTCCAGAACCTTGTGACCGATAAGAGGATCAAGCCCAGCCAGTTGCTTTCAGGCGACCGTAGCGCCATTCTGGTGGCTGCGCGAGCAACCGCCTATGGTGAGATCTATGAGACCGAGGTCGCGTGCCCTGCGTGCTCTGCCAAGGCTGACTATGGGTTTAATCTTCGGGAGGGGACGATGAACCACGGTGATGACTGGGGCGACTTGGATATCACTGAGACAAATGATACCACGTTTCTCGTTACGTTGCCCGTCACTAAGGTAACGGCAGAAATTCGCCTTCTTACTGGAGCAGACGAGAACACAATTACATCGGCTGTCCGAAAGAACAAAAAGAACTCTCTTCTAGAGAAGACACTAACATCACAGATCACGAAGTTCATTGTGTCCCTGAATGATGACGAAAACAGAGACACCATTTATAAGTTTGTGGATATGATGCCTGCCGCTGATTCATACTACCTGCGTAAGGCTTACCGCTCCCTTAATCCATCTTTGGATCTTTCCCAGAACTATGAGTGTTCTGCATGCGGTCATACGCAGGATATGGAGGTGCCGATTACGGCAAACTTTTTTTGGCCTAACCGATGATTATATGGAGCAGATATATGAGCAGTTCTTCGGGCTCATGTATCACGGTAAGTGGGACTTTCAGCAAGCCTACAACCTCCCGGTTGGTCTCAGGAATTGGTTCCTTGAACGGCTGATAAAGCAGAAGCAAAAAGAAAACGAAGCTGTAGAAAAGGCTTCTAAGCCAAAGGGGGGAATGCCCCCTAGACTCTCCTAACGATAAGCCGGAAGTGATTCCGGCTTATTTTTATTCTAAAACTAATTATCTAACAGGAGTTTACTTTAAATGGCGACCTTGGAAGAGTTACAGAGATCCCAAGAAATTCTTGAGATACGAAAAGAAACCGCAAAGGCTCTGGGGGACGAGAAAGAACTCCAGGAAATTTTATTAGAGCTGCAGAAGACAAAGCTTCAAATCCAGCTTGATGGGCTGGAAGCCGGTGAAAAACAAACGGCTCTTCAAGAGCAGCTCAACGCCATCTCCCAGCAGCAAGTGAAAAGCGCGACAAGTCTCGGACAAAGCATGCGGGAGGCTTTCAGCGCCCTATCGGAAGGCAACACCGCGACGGGGCAGATTGGTAAATCCTTAGCCGATGTTGCGAAGAACGGACTTAATGTAGCCTCAGCTCTTAAAGCCGTTAGGGACATCACGCTCGCTGCTGTAGTGGAGACAGATAAACTTCGTGCCGAATACGTGAAGCTTACGGGCGATGTCTCCGACGCTGGCAAAGCCTTCACAAATCTTGCTATCACCAACACCCACCTGGCGCTTGAGATGAAAGATGTGATGAAGGCTACAACTGAGTTGCGCAAGGGCTTCTCACAGTTCGCCTTTGTGTCACAGGACGTCCGCGATACGCTAACACTACAGGCTGCCACTATGGAAAAGGTGGGTGTAGGCGCCGGCACCACTGCCGAATCTCTTAACACGCTTACAATGGCGTTTGGGATGACGACCACCGAGGCTATGGACACCCAAAGGGAGATGGTGGGTCTTGCAGTGGCTCTTGGTCGTCCACCCCAAGAGATGGTGCAGGAATTCAACAAGGCACTTCCAGACCTTGCTAAGTTTGGGGACCGTGCGGTAGAAGTTTTCCGAGATCTCCAGATCACAGCCCGAGAAACAGGAACCTCCATTAGTGACCTTACAGCCATTGTAGGGGACCAGATGGATACTTTTGAGGGCTCTGCGAAGGTCGCGGGTAGACTGAACGCTGTCATGGGCACAGATCTCGTAAGCGGCACTGAGCTATTGATGGCAACTGAAGCTGAGCGCGTTGAAATTCTTCGGGAACGCCTCGCATTATCTGGACAAGACTTTGAGAATATGAGCAGATTCCAGAAGATGGCAGTCGCCAACGCGGCTGGTATTCGGGACGTTGCAACAGCAGCCAAGTTGTTCGGCAACGAACAAGGTCAGGTCGCTGAGATGATTGGAGACACCGGCATTAGCACCGCAGAGATGGAAGAGATGGCTATGAAGGCAACAGACTCCTTCACACAATTGAAATTTGTATTTATGCAGTTGGCGGTTATAGTCAAACCATTAGCGGATTTATTTGGCGGCATGGTTGACATGCTTGTCGCATTAATTAATATGGTACCAGGCGGACTGGGCACCCTAATGACAGTAGGGGCCGTCCTCGCCGCAATCCCTACGGGGGGACTGTCTCTCGGAGCTGCGGGAGCGCTCGCCACCACCGGCGCATTGGCTGGAGCTACCCAGGCTATCGGCGATGGTGTAATCTCTAACGGAAGGGTTACGCCGATTGATAGTGCCGACCAAGTTATTGCTGCCAAGCCCGGTGGACCTATTGATCAGGCAATGGGAGGAGCCGGCGGTTCTCGTGGTAACTCCACCAATCTAGTGGTCAAGGTGATGCTGGACAACAGACAGCTTGGGGAAGCTATTGTGCCCCATATTGATAAGCGCGTTCTGGGAACGTCATAAAGATAGAACGGGCATATTTATAGTATGGCAGATTTTTTCAACGCAAATAAGAAAAACAAGAACCCTGGCGCAGGCATGGGCTTTGATGGTTCGGACACCTATGCTAACCAAAAGGGGCTATTCTTAAAGATTGAGCACATCGCGAGCGGATTGTCGGTATCTTTTAAAGCGTTTATCACGTCATATAACGAAAACTTTGAATCCAGTTATGCGCCTGAAGATGTTTTTGGTCGGTTTGACCCTATCATGACATTTCAGCGTACAAAGAGGTCTTTCAGCGTGAATTGGGACATTCCAGCGTATAGCCTGGAAGAAGCAAAAATCAATTTAGCGAGGTGCAATAGGTTAGCTCAGTTTATGTACCCTGCCTACGATCGTCAGAACCAAGCTAACACAATCTCAAAGCCCCCTCTTATGAGGATTAAGTTCGCCAACCTTATTCGCAATGCCGCTAACAACGGGGGCTTGTTGGTCGCTGCAGGCGGCTTGACCATCACACCAGACTTCGGAGCTGACGGTGCAGGCTTCTTTGACCCCGGCTCAGAAACCCTCTACCCTAAATCTATTTCCGTTAATTTTATGAGCCTTACCGTTCTTCACGAACATCAGATTGGTTGGGGCGCTGAAATCGGCTTTAACGACGATGCCTATACACAGTATCCCTTTGGGGAAACAGGTGGAGTCTTTGAGCCACCCTCTGCCCGCAATCCAGGTAACGGAGTAACACAGCAGGTAACTTCTGAGCAGACTCAGCCAACTATCACTGAATCGCCTGTCACTGAAACGACAGCCGGCGATGAGGAGAATATCGCAGCCGAGACAATTCAAGTAGGTGATCTAAGCTTTGACGAAAGGGGGCAAGAAGTCCTTTACACTCCAGAGCCAGGCGAAGGTAGTGCCGTGGGCTATCTTTTTGTGCCCGATGACACTGAAGATTATGGAGGAAGTTGGTAACCATTATGTCTAGATACAATAATTCGTCTCCTTTTGTAAACCGTGATGAGCTGTACGAGGGAGCCTTTCAAGAGAGAAACGTAAATTACATTCGTCAGTTTCGTACCGGTAGACTACGTCAGCCTACAATTGCGCAAAGAGCATCTCTTCAGATGATTCGCCACGTATGGGGGCTCGGCGATCGTCTATATAAGCTTGCACACCAGTATTACGGAGATCCTGCACTATGGTGGATCATCGCCTGGTATAATACGCGCCCGACCGAAGCCCACTTCAAGCAAGGTGATGTCATTCGCATCCCATTGCCATTGAACGAAGTTCTGGCTCTCTTGCAGAGAGACTAACTCCCTATGAGTGGTTTTCTTAATGGATCTGCCAATTCGTGGAATGAACGTGTCGCTGAGCGGGAGGCTGAGACCGCCGCGAGCGAAGCCGGCGAACGGCAAGACGAGCTAGAAGCCACGCAAGAACGACGAATACGTGATACATATGGTCCTCTCTATACTGATGCGGGAATCCGAGCCGCATATGATGACTATGTTAGCGAAGTGGAAACCAACCGTGCTAGCTTTTTAGCCTCTGATATCAATTACACCTTGGGCACCCCGTATCCGCCCAGGGATTCACAGTTTCCTGTGATGTTTGACAAGACCACCGCTAGAGATCTGCAGCCTACGCACTCTAGGGCGACTTTTCAGCTGGCGCTCCCCTCATTCCCAGAGGGGCTAAGTGGGGGGAACCTTACCGGTCTTTACAACTTTGGTAGGGGGGGCTATGCTTTTTGGCAGTTGGCAGAATCTGATCGTAACGTTATTTTGAGAGGGGGAGTCGCAGCCGGTCCCTCTGGCGGAGGCGGCGCAAGAGGCGTAATGCCCGATCTTGTGAACCAATCAGAGGACAATAGCAATGTCCCCACTTTGGGTACCCTAACGGGTATTCTAAATACTAAATTTGACGATGTATTGGACAACCTTAACATTCTTGACCTTGGAACTGAAAACGAAGAGGCAAGTGTTGCTCTTAACCGAGTGAGTGGTGACCTAAAAAATCTCACTCGTAGCTTCTTCCGCCGGTATAGTGATGTCGCCAATGAGATAGATCAAAGAGAGATCCTGTCCCTTCTGACGAGGAACTTTGTTTATGGCTATTATCTTATGTTTATCCAGCCCTCGGCTGGATCTCCAGTCGGCGCCCAAACCCTTCAGACCACTAGGTTAAACACTCTCTACGACCAGGTTGCGCTTCAGAGAGCGGTAGCACTTCTGGCGCGAATCAGAATTAGGCAGTACATTATTGAGGCAGATGAGGAGATTATACGCGCACAAGCTTTTGACCCATCCGCCGATGGGATTGACGTACAGACAGGGCTGTATACTGAAGAGGGGAGGATAATTGCCGAGCGCCTTGTTCTGCAAGACGCCTGCCAAACAGGCGAAGAACCCAGCGATCCGGCTAAAATCGCACAAATTAAGCGCCTAGCGGAACAAGCCTTCTTGGCGGATTATCTTCCCCAGCTGGCTAAATTGAATCAGACGGATAGGAACCCTCTATACACTAACCAATCTGGAACACCGTATTTTACAATGGTCCAGGGACATACGGACACAATAGTCAACAAGCTGCTCTTTAGCGAGCAGGTCCGACACATGGAAAAGCTGCTCCCCGCCGAGGTATCCGCTCTTGTTCCCCAGATACGACTTTATAAGGTGTTCTACGACATAGACGCAAACGGAGATCAAGGCGAGCCTTACGAGCAGGAAGTACCTTTTGAAGCATATACGAATGCTGCCTCCATCCAAGCGATGACTTCGCCGGGAATTGAGAGAGGTCGCGGAGTAGGTATTAGGAGTTTTGACTGGAAGCTAGAGGGGCAAAACCCTTTTACGGCTCGCCGTGATATTTATGCAGAATTGAAACTGTTTTTCCAAAGTATGGATGACTTTTTACGGGTGATGACCGTCCCTGTCACCGGACGCCCCGGCGAATCTAAAGACTTTCGCTACGTGGACTTGGTGAATATCGGACTGCGCGAGAGAACCTCTAATGCAGTCTGGAACCCCGACTACTATAAATTAAGAGTAGAGGTGGGGTGGATGCCCCCGGGCAATGATGTATTTCTGGGCTCTGCGACCGAAAAAGAGGTAAAGCGCAAGGCAGTAGAAAATGCCCGAATGGTTATGTTCTTGACAGCCTACGAGCACGAGATAGGGATTAACGAATTTGGGAACATAGAACTTAAAGTTGACTATATTGCGTGGCAAGAGGGCTCATATTTTGATGCCGACTCCGATGTCCTCGCCGACGAGAACGCCATCCTAGCTCGTTTGGAGAGAAGACAGAAGCTTGTGGAAGCGGGCGAAGGCTGTAATGAGGACTACATCGCCAATCTGACTCGTGATTACGAGCAGCAAATTAAAACAGAGAAGTACAACAGTTGGCAGAGAATAATAAAGGAATTGTATCAAAACGATAAGGTCTATTACCTATCAGTTCCCACTTTAGAACTAGAGAGTTATATCAACTATGGTGCTTTAAACCAAGGCTGCACCGGCTTCAGGAATATTTTCCGAAACCCAGTTGATGCAAGTCGGGATATAGAGGTTGATTTCTCTAATGCAGCCCCTCGCAATTCTGAAGGTGCTTTGGAGGACCGCGTGGGAGGAATTCAGCCGCTTACTGCGTCTAATGGGCAGGAGGAGACGCTGCTCTCCCGGTTATCAGATCTAACCTACAATGACGCTCAGCCGAACGTTAATGTTCAATTCTTTTATTTTGGAGATCTGCTAGAAGTGGCTCTTCGTAACATTAGTGAGAATCACGAGAATGCAGGCGCAGTAGTTCCCAACTATACAATCGGAAAGATGCATAAAAAGCTAAAGTTTATCCTGGGTCCCATAAGCTATAGAAAGCTTATTCGTACAGGCGGCGAAGAATCCCAAACATCAAGAAACATTGAAGCTTTGGAACGGGGAGAAAACCTAGAGCCCAATGATCGTCCGCCCCAAGTAGAGAGTCAGGTGACCTATAACATCAATTTGGCTGATATTCCTATTTCTCTGAATTACTTTATAGAGTGGTTCATGGATCAGTCTATTAGCCGAGAACGACACATTTATCCTTTCTTAAACTTTGTGCGAGACTTGGCGAACAAGCTCTTAACTTCAGTATTCTCGGACCAAGCGCAGAGTTTTACCAATATTACACGTCAAAACTTGCAATTACGCACCAACTTCTTTTCCGCCAAGGCAGCGAGAGATGAAAACGGACAATCAGTAGACACGCTCCAGTCTAAGAGGAACATACTCCCGAATCAGGAGCAGTTTACCCGTATAAACCTTGATCAAGCTTTTGATGAGCAACTAGCCCGGGGACTTTCATTACTACAGCGCCCAGAAGAGGGTGATGATGCCTACCACTATATGCTCCTGTATGCAGTCAATGCGGAGCGTACCCAGGAGTTGGTAGGCAATCCTGCAGCAGACGCCAGAAAAGGGATATACCATCTATCCATTGGTAAAGACCGAGGAATATTTAAGAAGGTTAACTTCACTAAAACGGACATCCCTGGATTGCGTGAGTCACGCTTTGAGACAGACGTTGTCTCTAACGCTACCGGCTTGTCTATATTGGCGAATGTCTATGACATTGAGGTGAACATGTTTGGTACTACACAATTTGTCCCTGGGATGAAGATGTATCTAGATCCCGGAGGGCTAGGTGGAAGTCTTGGGCAGCCTAATCAGCCCAGCTCAGCTGCATACAAGCTTGGCATCGGCGGCTACCATACCATTTATAGGGTGCAGTCGTTTATAGAAGCTGGCAAATTTGAGACCACCATTAATGCTATTTTTGAAGGCACTGGTCAGCGAAGCGCATTGGGCTTCAACACTCCCAATGAAACAGATACCCCTGCAGAAGGTTGTTCGGCAGCTGAGCGCGCTGTGGATATGCTATTTGGAGTTTCGGAGAGGACAGAATAATGACAGAGTTTTTGGGGAGAAACGATCTTAATATCGCCGAGTTGTTTTTTGAGCGCATTAGCTATTCTAGACTAGCCTTTCCTCAAGGCAATGGGTCGCTCTATATCAAGCCAGTGAGTGATTTTTTGTTTGCAGAACGCATGTTATATGGTAGAATTGATAAACAACATAACATCATCCAGGCAAATGTTTCTTTTGCCAAGAAGATATCCTCTCAAGCTGCCCCGAAAAAACAGTTGACAGCTTTCAATTTTGTAGTGGATGCGTTTGAGGACTTGGTAGAAGAAATGAAGCTCCAAGGTCTCGCAGGCAAGTTGGACAAGAACGACCCTCATTTGGCAGAGGTCAAGGCACACGCCGCACTTGTAGACCCTAAGACAATGTACGCCAACTATTTGAGTGTCTTCCGCGATCTCTTTCTCAACGTCTATGTCACTCCCGAACTTGACAATCAGATAGTGGATTTCAAAACCTTTGTCCCTGTATTCTTTAATTTCTTAGAGAAAGCGGCTGAAGGCGTTTCGGTCACCAAGGGATCTTACATCTGTTCCAACTTGTGTAGCCCGATGGTAAGCGGACTAAGCATCAACTTGACAGATCTGGACCCTTCAGACGACACCCAAAAGCAGCAATTCCTTAACAGTCCCAATTTCCCATTTTTGGTCTTGGCAGCTAAGAAGTTTGGTTTCTTTGTGGACAAATTTGTTCCCTGGAGGCTCACCGCAGATATTGGGAGCCCTGCCATGCTGAATTATTCGGCGAGATACGGAGCGAATAGTGAGCAGGCAGTCTTAAACAACTACTTTCAACTTGTAGGGGGTAATGATATTCAAGATCTTCAGCGGATGGCAGTTGATTTCTACAATGCCCTTGTTTCCCGAACTCCACGTCTAAAAGTTTATGACGAAACACGGCTAACTGTCATATGCCGGGACTTTGTGACGTTTGCAAACCTAGAGACATTCTACCCCCTTCAATATTGGGTTGACAAATACATTGATATAAGGTATATTGAGAAGAGAAAGCCAGGGAGCCATGGAAGCTTGTCTACGATAAAGAAAGATGCTAGAGATCTGCTATCACAGTTTGAGCTTAGGTATGTTCTTTCTTATATCAACTTGCAATTTCAAGGTTTTGACAAGTTTGAGGGCTCCTTTGCTAAAATCAAGCTCAAGCAGAGCAACCAACTCAATAACGAAAACATTCAGCCCACATATTGATGCTATTTCAGACACTTGACAACAAAGAAGAGTGTGTCGGCGTTTACTGCAACAATGAGTTGCATTTTGACGTCATCCCCGAGGGGTTGACCCACACTTGGAACTATTCTGCATTCCTTCGCGACAGGGCGAATGTGGAGTATGCATTCCTATACGCCCAGAAGGCTCTAGGAGACGCCTGTCCGGTCCACGTCGCTCACGAGTGGGAAACCATCAATGGAAGATTGAAGGCGTTCCTACGTGCCTTTACGACGGCTAAAGTGGACCTCACCGAAAACTGCTTTTTTGACCTCGTAAATGAGTGTTTCTTGCAAGAATATTGCGAGGTGCGAAACAAGATTACTCAGCACGTCCTAGAGACCCACGAGAAACCCGAAAACTATGACTTCTTGGTAGATCTAACGAAAGTTTTGCACGATATCAAGCACCGGAAGATTCAAATTGACCCTTGGGCTCTCCGAGATGTTATGCACGAGAAGCGAGCACGAAACTTTACGCAAAAGTTGAGCAAGATTTCACTTTCGTGCGATTATAATATCTTTGGCACCAAGACTGGTCGCCTGACAACCAAGAAGAACAGCTTTCCAATCCTTACAATGGACAAGAAGTTCCGAAAAGTTGTCACGCCGACCAATGGTTGGCTCGTTTCGCTTGATTTTAACGGCGCTGAGCTGCGAACCTTCTTGGCTTTGTCTGATATGGAGCAGCCACGCTTTGATGTTCATGATTGGAACCGCCAAAACGTATATAAGGGTACCGCAACCCGAGAAGAAGTTAAAGAAAGATTCTTCGCTTGGCTTTACAATCCCAAGTCCCAGGACACGGTGACAGAGGAAGTATATGATAAGCAACGTGTGCTAAGCAAGTATTGGAAGAACGGTGCGGTTAAGAATCCTTTTGGCAGGACCATACCCGCAGACGCTCACCACGCGATGAGCTATCTTATTCAGAGCACTTGTTCAGACGTCGTCCTTCGCCAAATGATTAAGCTTGACAAGTACCTGCAAGACAAGGGGTCATTTGTTGCCTTCTGTGTGCATGATGAAGTGGTCCTAGATATGACAGACAGCGAGTGTGCCTCGCTAGTCAACACTTTAGTTGAACATTTCTCAAATACTGCTTTAGGAAAGTTCGGAGTTAATGTAAAATATGGCAAGAGTTATGGAGATATGAGAGAATGGAAACAATAATCGGACTGGGGCAGGCGGGATGCACAATCGCCGAGAGATTCTCCCAATATCCCCAATATGAAGTTTATAAAATGGATGTGGGGCTTAAACGCACCCCCCGCACTTACGGCTTAAAGGAAGGTCCTTCCCCAGAAGAGCAGGAGAAGTCTCTTGGAAGCTTGAAACGCTTTTTCAAGGACGTCAGCGGCGATGTGCTGTTTGTGGTTGCAGGCTCCGGGGCTACTTCTGGTGCGTCATTAAGAATTTTAGAACAAATCAAAGATTGCTCACTGCACATCTTATATATCTATTCCGATGTGGAACTTCTCGGTGAGACCGCTCGTTTACAACAGCGCGTAACCTTTAATGTTTTTCAAGAATATGCCCGCTCTGGAGTGCTTCAAAATGTTATTTTGGTGGACAATACCCGCCTTGAAGAGATCCTAGGAGACCTCCCAATTATTGGGTTTTATGACCAGCTGAACGAATTATTGGTTCCTACTATGCATATGATCAACGTACTGCGCCACGGAGACAGTATTATGGATAATATTTCCCCTCCCCATGACATTAGCCGCATCGTCTCCTATGGTCTGGTAGACTTTGACACGGGAGAGGAAAACTTATTTTTTAATCTTGACAACGTCCGAGAAAAGGTGTATTATTATGCTATCAATGAAGAAAAGTTGAGAGAGCAAGGGGGTCTCCACAAAAGGGTCATAGCACAGGTGAAAGAAAACGCCAAAAACACTAAGACCACTTATGGGATATACCCCACTCAATATGACGAAGATTATGTTTATTGTGTAGCCTACAGCTCAATCATTCAAGAAAAATAGTTCTTGACATTTTCCTCTCAATTTGATATAATCAATGGCAGAAGTCGGGGAGATTTGCCCGGCTTACTATAACCAAAAAAGGAAAAAAATAATATGGGAATCAATCTAGACAAGATGCGAGCAAAGCTCGCTGCAGTGCAGAACAAGGGAGGCGACAAGAGTGCATTCTGGCGCCCAAACGACGGCAACCAGACAATTCGTGTGGTGCCTACCGCAGACGGCGACCCCTTCAAGGAAGTCTATTTCCATTATAACGTAGCCAAGGGTGGTATTCTCTGCCCTAAGCGTAACTTCGGGGACTCGTGCCCCGTCTGCGATTTTGCGTCCAATCTGTGGCGTGAGGGTGCAGATAAGAACGACGAATCTTCAAAGAAGATGGCGAAGGATCTCTTCGTCCGTCAGCGCTTCTTTAGCCCGGTTCTTGTCCGTGGCGAGGAGACTGATGGAGTTCGTTGGTGGGGTTACGGCAAGACGGCTTACGAGAGTCTGCTAAATCTAGTGCTAAACCCAGATTACGGTGATATCACCGATACTGACGAGGGAACTGATCTCGTGCTAAACTACGGGAAGCCTCCCGGGGCGTCGTTCCCTCAGACCAAGCTTCAGCCACGTCGTCGTCCGTCCCCCCTCTCTGAGGACGCGGATACGACTAAGATGTATCTTGACTCTATTGAGGACATTATGAACCTCTTTGAGCGAAAGACTACGGCAGAAGTTGATCAGATGCTACGGGAGTTTGTTTCTGGTGGTGTAGATGCTGAGGGCAACTCTGCGGAGACCGTACAGTATAGCAAGACCAGTGGAGATTCCGTAGATAGTGCATTCAACGAGCTAATGAATGCCTAAGACTCCACTCCGGTATCCGGGTGGTAAATCTCGTGCTGTAAAGCACATTCTGCCACTCATCCCCGAGGATTGCGAGGAGCTTTGCTCCCCGTTCCTTGGGGGTGGGTCGGTGGAGCTTGCCGTTGCTGCCAGAGGCACGCCAGTCCACGCTTATGACGTCTTTGAACCGCTTGTGTGGTTCTGGAATGCTCTGCTATCAGACCCCCGCTTGCTGGCGATTTGCGCTGATTCTTACCGAAAAGAACATCCTGATTTTGAAGGAATGCGAGGGCTTCTAAAAGAAGACTTTTTGTGCCTTCGGAATGAGTTAAGAAAGGACGACCGTTTTTCTTTCACCAACGCAGCCAAGTTCTATGCTATCAATCGGAGCAGCTTTTCAGGGGCAACATTCTCTGGAGGCTGGTCAAAGCGGGCATCCTATGAACGCTTCACTGATAGTTCCATTGACCGGATATACAACTTCCGAGAGCCCAACATAGCAGTAAGCTGCGAGGGCTTTAAAACTTCAATTAACAAACACCCTGACGCATTCCTATATTGCGACCCGCCATACCTGCTTGGAGACGACAAAGACAAGCTATATGGTGATAGGGGTAATACGCACGCAGGCTTTGACCACAGAGCCCTGTATGACATTCTCAGCGAACGAACCAGCTGGGTATTGTCGTACAACGACTGTCCCGAAATACGAGACCTATATGACAATTATGAAATTCGTGAAGCCAGCTGGGCTTACGGAATGAAGAATGTAGGTGGAACCAAGATGGACAAGTCATCAGAAA